CCTCTGATGTCACCCAGCGCTTGAATTCCTTAGCTTGAGGCAACTTGCTGGATAGGATGAGAGAGTAGAGACCTGATTCGTTGATAACGGTAACACCTCTATTTCCAAAAGTACCGTTTTGGTAGTTTTGACGATCTTCATCATCTACGTGACGGTTAATATCTCGACTACCGTTTTGGTACCCCAGAATATCCGCAACATCCTTCCCGACAAACCAAGGTTCGTCATCAATTGTCAAAGTACGGACTTCCTGCCCGTGAAAATTAAAAATTTCGTTCATAATGTTCCTCTTCTTACTTTTCCTAGTGTTAAAATAGTTTCCCAAACATCTAGTCCCTCAAGACTATCAATCATCATCTGACTAAGTTGATGATTTTTCTTCTGCCAATTCAGTATTATTTTTGCTTGCATGTATGGACCTCTCAGTAATTTCTCCAAGGATTCTCAATTCCTAGAACATCTGTGACTTTTTCTTTCACATAATCACTTCCTTTGCCATATTTCAGTAGCTCTGAAATAACTGATGATGCTACAGGTACTTGTTTTGCCAATTCGGCTTGAGTCATATCCAACTCAATCAAACGAGTTTTGATTTTAGCCTTGATTATTTTTAGTTCTTTACTCATATTTTTCCTTTCTATTTTTTCTTTCTATCTTTCTGCTATAATAAAAGCAGAAAGGAGGTGATTCTAATGGATTTTCTAACTAACGATGCAAAATTTCTACTAACTTCCATGTACGCAGAATATTTAACAAGACGCAAGGATGAAGTTCCTAAAAAGCAAGCAAGAAACTTCCAAAACATAAATTATCTGAAAAATAACATTATGTCTGAATGGTCTGAAGAAGATATTTTAGATACATGTTATGAATTAGACAAATATGGATACATCACTGGCACCAAAGCTGATAACACGTTCTATACCCTGTCTTTAACAACCGAAGCAATCGCTGAACTTGAAAATCAGTTCAGAGAACCAACTCTCAAAGAACGGATAGAAAATGTCTTAGATTTTGCGGCTAAAATTAAGTCTGTTATCCCTTTTGTTTAGCTCTATCGGCCAAGGCTTTTCTTTTTAAACCGTCAAGACCAAAAGGATCTTCTTTGATATCCAAGCAGGTTTTTTCTATTACTTCAGCTTGTTCAAGAAGGATCTTTCTGTCTTCATTTCTTGCCTTGAGTTCTGCATCTATAGACTCAAGGCTTTTGGCTATACGTTCAAGAATTTCTTCCAACATCTCTTCCTCTCCTTTCTTTTTAAAAAATTATCTAAAAAGTTAGCGAATTTCTTGACAACTCTAGTCAAATGTTTTAAAATGAAAACATAGAGAAAAGACCTACTAAAAGTAAGGTTTACCTATAGAAAACGGACGCCAATCAGTTTACTAGGCTTTATTTTTTAGTTGTCTTATTCGCTAACTCTTTAGCTTACGATTATTATTTTAAAACATTTGACTAAATATGTCAACAATTTTCTACAAATATTTTAAAATTATTTTTCGTTTGCTTAGAAAGGTTCTAAAAAAATGTTCGTAGCATTCGATAAAATAAAGGAATTAGCTGATAAACAGGGGATTTCTATAAATGTTTTGGAAGAAAAACTTGGTTATGGAACTAACACTTTATATCGATTAAAAAGAAGCAATCCGAGTTCAAAAGTTTTAAAAGAAATAGCTGATTACTTTAATGTAAGTGCAGACTATTTACTTGGTCGCACGGATAATCCTACTATTGCTGGTAATTCAAAAGAGTATAGCTGGCAAGGTAAGACACTGAATGTTGAAGAAATGGCATCTAATGTCATGATGTTTGGTGGCCGAGAATTAACAGATGAAAAGAAGAAAATCATCCAGTCTATCATTGAAGGTTATCTCAAAGAAGCTGGTGATTAGAGGTACTACTTAGTGACCGAAAAAGAAATTATAAGTCATTTTCAGGTTCGCATTGTCGATTTTGACGGTGAGCTAATACCTGATGAACTTGGATTTTACGAAAAAGAAACCAACACAGCTTTCTTGTCTAATAAACTCAGTAAAAAAGAGAGAGTTAAGGTACTACTGCATGAACTCGGACACAAAGACCACACACGCTCAGAGTACCAGAACGCTCGCCTGCGCTGTGAAAACGAAGCTGATAGGAATATGATCCATCATCTCGTGAAAGACGCACTAGAAAGCTTAGACGACCCCACAGAGTTTGATTACCTCAAATTCATGTCCTACTACAATCTAAAAACCATGACGAATGAAGTCATGGTCAAGGAAGAGTACTTGGCATTAGTAAATTAAAAATTGCATTGAAGATACTTATATAGAGGGGAAATATATGCAAAAGACTGTTGAAAAAATATTATTCAGAGTCGCTGGAGTGACAAAATATAAAAAAGCAGTAAAAGAAGCTTGCAATATGATTGCTGAAGACAATGGGATTCCAGAGTATTCAAAATACTATGGCGATTTATCAGCTAAGGAAATCAGGGAAGAAGTTGAAGAATACGGTCTAAAAGTTTTTAAATATCGAGATTTAGATATTTTTAATATTGAACTCATTCCAGAAACGGATAATAAATATGATCCCAATGCTATAAAAGTTTTGATTTTTGATAATCACATAGGATACGTCCCTGCAACAGTCTCTAAATCTATTCGTAAATATTTTGATGATGAAAGATATCATTTCCTAATAGAATGTGAGATAAAAGGCGGCCCATACAAAGAATGGGACGATTATGAAGAAAAAGTTGTCACAAATAATGATTTGGATGTTGGTTTTGAAATTTACCTTACCATTGTTGACTCTTCACAAAAAGAAGTAATTCAGAGCGAATCATCTGAGATAATTGATGATAACATTTCCAATAAAGAAGTTACGAAAACTGAATCTATTGAAACTAAAACAACTGAAGCTGAACATATTGAACAAAATATTGTTAGTGACAGTTTCGCTGATATAGTAAACGAGATTAATCTTTCAGAAACATCTCCTAAGAAAAAACTTCCTGCCAATAAAATCATATTTTCAGCACTGTATCTTTTCTTAGTCTTTTTTGGAGTTGTTGGTATTCCAATCGCTCCATTCCTTGCAGTCCCTTTGACAGCTTGGAGTTTGTATAAACTATACAAACTATTCAGAAAATAAAAAAGCCCCACAATCGCCCTCGCCAAAGTTTGATTGTGAAGCTTACCCTTATAAAAAATCAGCCATTAAAAAGGCCTCTTTTCTATACCCTATTTTACACCATGAAAGGAGTGATGTCAATATTCTCAATGTTTAGACCTTGTCCAGAAGCCGATAAACAAGGAGAATACAATGAAATATAATAAAACAAAATACCCAAATATCTATTACTATGAGACTGCTAAAGGCAAGCGTTACTATGTCAGACGTTCTTTTTTCTTCCGAGGTAAAAAAAGAGAGAAAAGTAAAAGTGGTTTCACAACTCTCCCTCAAGCTCGTGCAGCCTTGGTAGAGCTTGAGCAACAAATACAAGAACAAGAATTAGGTATCAATACTAATCTAACGCTTGATCAGTATTGGGATATCTATTCTGAAAAGAGATTGTCAACAGGGCGCTGGAATGACACTTCCTACTACCTTAATGACAATCTCTATAAGAATCATATCAAGGCAAAGTTTGGTTCTATCCTGCTTAAAAATTTGGATAGAAATGAGTATGAACTCTTTATCGCTGAAAAGTTGCAGAACCATACCAGATACACTGTTCAAACCCTCAATTCCAGCTTCATGGCATTGCTGAATGATGCCGTGAAAAATGGGAATCTGCTCTCAAATCGCTTGAAAGGTGTTTTCATAGGTCGTAGTGATATTCCTGCAGCTAACAAGAAAGTGACTCTCAAAGAGTTTAAGACTTGGATAGCAAAGGCAGAAGAGATTATGCCAAAACAATTCTACGCTCTGACCTATCTGACAATTTTTGGATTGAGAAGAGGAGAAGTCTTTGGTTTGCGTCCAATGGACATCACTCAGAACGACAGCGGACGGGCTATACTGCATCTTAGGGACAGCCGAAGCAACCAGACCTTAAAAGGGAAAGGAGGGCTTAAAACGAAGGATTCAGAGCGCTACGTTTGCCTTGATGATATCGGAACGGACCTTATCTATTATCTGATAGCTGAAGCTTCTAAGATTAAGCGAAAGTTAGGGATTATCAAGGAACAACAAAAAGATTATATCACCCTGAACGAAAAAGGTGGTCTCATCAATCCAAACC